TTCTCTATTTTGATCTCTAATATATGCAAATATTCTATACTGCCCTTTTTCACGTAGTATAACAGATGCAAACTGTGATGTCGAGTTTAAAAAATCATCAGAGTCTTTATATATTTTATCAGACGCAACATCGAGAGCAAAGTCGCCTATACGATCTGTAGCACTTAGTAATCTTAGTCCATCTGGGGCAAGATACATTACATCACCACCAAACTCTTGAACACTATCTGCGCTAATGCAACCTATCTTTTCTGTAATAGGCTGTAAGGAAAAGTCAGAAGACGTATTACCTACTAGTTTTTTTACAGCGTCTTGTGTAAATATTATTAGTTGTTCACGAAATACTATAAGACCTGTTACAGTGCTACCTACAGATATACTACCAGCACCATCTGCTGCAGAAAAGTTATCAATACTAAAAGGTGCAGTAAATAGTATAGTACTACCTTTTGCATAGAAACCTGTATTCTTAAACACAACTACTAAATCAGAACCTTCAACATCCGTATTTATGTTTGTGCTTGCTGATGTTAAATATTCTGCAGTGTTACCATTAGCATTATATATTAAGGGGTAATGTAAACCATCAACAAATACTGTTTTATCATCGCCATCAAAGTTAAAACTAGCCTTTCGGTTTTTAGCTCCTCCTACCTGTGCAGCAGTAACTAAATGCGTCCAAGTTGTACCTGTGCCATAATAGTAAGCTGTTTTACCTACATCATTAGATGATAAGTCTCCAAAAGTAAGATCTGCATTATCTACTAATGATTGAGCAGATGAAAGTGTTATATTGTTTTGATCTGTTACTGCAGTTACTGTTACAGTTCCTGTAAGACCAGAACCTCCACCAGCAGTTACAAACATACCTACAGATATAGTACCACTATTATTATCAAGAACAACAGAAGTACTTGAAGAAGTAGCACCATTTACTTTTGCTGTAGCTGTTTGCATTGTTGTTACAGCAGCAGTGTCTATCTCACGTCCTACAACAGCACGTCCACTAGATACAACTTTTAACGCTTTTACTTCGTTAGTTCCTGGAATTTGTGTAGAGCTAAATTTCTGATAGCCTTTTATTTTGGTGTAACCACCTTGCCTGTCCGACTCCATATTCTGTAATATAGTAGAAGAACCTTGAGCGTTTATTCCCTGTTGTAAGGGAGACATATTAGAAATTAAGCCACCTTTAAATTCTACAGAATGAGTGGACCATTGTGTTGGCATTAGAAGTGTACCCTCGTATCACGTATGTAATTCATACGATTTATATTCAAACTTCTTAGGTATTTTATACCTGCTTGAAATTTTTGTAGTGCCATGTTTGCGCTGGCTGTGTCACCACGAAACTGATATGCATAATGCATAGCGCCATCAACTATACAGAACCTATATTGCTCTGGCAAAGAAGGAACATCTGTATGATTTTCTAAATCAAAACCTATTCTGTAATACTCATATATCATTGTATAGGCTGCGTCTGGATTAGGGTACACAATCAACTCTCTGCTTGGCGCTCTTATGATGTGTGTAGGAACTCCCCTAATACTTGTACTTGTATTATATTCTGTATCAATATGTTTTTCTAGCCACTCTTCGTATGACATTATTTTTAATTTTGAACTACCAACATTAAGACTGTCATCTCTTTTGATACGAAAGCTGTCCATGTCTATGGTTTTAGAATCGTCTGGATAAGAATATCTTACAGTTCCTGCTCTAAGTGTTTCTGTTTCTTCCACATGGTTCCACGGCCACTCATACTCTTCTTGGTTTATGTGCCTTAGTGCTGCATTTACTGCATCTTTAGCAAAAGAAAAGTACCCTGTCGCAGTAGTAAAGTTTGTACTTGTTAGCTCTACTTCATTTAACCTGTTGTTAACATCGTTAACTAATCCTATGTAATCATATGCCATATTACTTTTCTTTCACTCTTAGAAAGATTGAACGCTCAAATGTCAATCCATTACCTGTCAGTATTCGGCAAGTAATTTTGTATTTTATATTATTTGTACCAGCAGCAAAACGTGCTGTAGCTACTTTTCCAGACAAACTAGGTTGTACAAATTGTAAGCCGTTTACTATTTCAGTATTAGAAACTTGTTCCTTCGCATCACTTGCATCATTAACAAACCAAGTAACTGCAGAAATAGTATCATCTGGTATAAAGCGTGACCAATCTACGCTGTAGTCTATTGTTTCATCGGGATCTTTATCAGGCCATTTATAAGACATTTTGTGTCCTTAACTTATTGCTACTGTTTTTGAAGACTCTATTGGAGGGTCTAAAAATAATGTGTAATTAACTGGATGTATATGTACAGTGTTACTTAAACCTGCACCACTATCTAGTATGTAAACAGTTCTTTGTCTACTGTATAAGTCTGCGATTGAGTCATAATCAAAAAGATTATTTGCAGGAGCATCTAGATTTACTCTAGCTGTGCCAAATACTGGAGTTAAAATTGGAGCAGCTAAAACTTTTAAGAAAGTTGATATATCAGCAGCAGCAGAACCAGCAGTAACTTTAGCAGTAGTTATATTTGCTTCGGCATCAAAGTCAACAGTTGAGTTACTTACACCTGCAGATGCCTGACCAGTTATTGTATGATTTGCTTCGGCATCGAAGCCCAAAGTTCCAGCAGGGATACTCATTGGTGCGCTTGGCACTATTTTTAAAGCGTCACCAATCTGTTGACCACTACCGTCACCTGCTTGTAATACAGCCGTAAACTCAACATTAACACTAGGTGATGTAACACTAGCCTTACCTTTACCATCAAGAAGACCAGCAGTAGTTCTTGCTATTATGTACTGTGGTGTAAGGGTAGCAGTTAAATCAATAGATGAGAAAGTATTTACTGCTGAACCTGCAGCTACACCAGTTACATCTATGTTTGCATTAATTGCACCTGTTACAGCATTAACAGAAGCAGCACCTGTAACAGCCGTTAAAGTTAGGTTTGCATCAACATTAAGTGAAGGAGCATTTACTGCACCAGTTGAAGTTACAGCAGTTAAAGTATTGTTAGCATCTGCAGTCGGGGCTAAAGTACCAGCAGCCGAACCTGCTGTAACTGCAGTAGGTGTGTGATTAGCTTTTGCTGCAAATGCCAGACTGTTTACTGCAGAGGCTGTTGTGACTGCAGTTAGTGTTTTACTGGCTTTAGCTGTAAGTGTTAGAGTTCCAACAGCAGAACCTGCAGCTACCCCTGTAATACTCTTGTTAGCGGTAAGGTTAATTGTAGGAGCATTAACTACGCCAGCAGTTGACAGAGTTGTTGCAAAGCCTATTGCGGCTGGATCACCTGGATCTCCGAAAGCTGATGCGCCAAATCCTGCAAAACCCAGTGCCATTTAATTTACTCTCTTATAACCAAGGATGTGCGTTAGCTGAATCTAACCTGCTATTATCTGCTACACCTAAGTCGTTTGCGTATTCTTGTAGGTTTTTAAAAACAGAAATTGAATTTACATCTGAGGATGATAATACATCCCCACTTGTTACTTTGTGTACAAAAGATTTACCTTGGTTTGTTTCAACATGCAACTCAGTTACACCTTCTTCTTGTAAGCTTGTAACAAGATTGCTCAAGGTAGTTTGGTGTTCTGTAGAGAATAAAGGGTCTGTTATATCTGTTAAATATTCTTCATTATTTACTTGAATATTTATCGCCCCTGTAGTTTTTAAGTTAAGAACTTTCATTTTTATCTCCACGTAATTTGTGCCAATGTAACCGTCTGTATCCGCTATTAAACAAAGTCACTAATTTATTTTGTGTTTTATCTTTTTTTCTTTGATCCAAGATACCTATTTCATGTTTTATAGAAATCCTCTTAAATGGTATTACTTGTATAAGAGGTGTACCTTTAGTAATTAAAAACTCTCCATCTCCACCTGTCCAAACAAAAGGAAAATGTATGGGGTTATAGTAACTGTCTGTATCAACTATACCATCTATGATTTTAAACCTTTTGTCTGGTCTATTTAGTGGTGCGGTAAACAAACAACTATATTCTTTAGGTGTTTCTATTGTCCAAAGATTAAGCCACTTTAATGGTAAACTTCCATACTGAGTATCTTTTAAAGGGTGTCCAAATACTTGATCATAACTGTGATCATCCATTCCTTTAGATACTTCTTTTTCTGCAAATTCAAAATCTAGTTCACCATTATTAGCACGTACAAAAACATCACAATGAAAGGGTATTATATAACCTTGTGATAGTGCTTCTAGAAAAGGAATACATCTTTTTACAGAACTACTTCTTGGATGAGAACTTAAAGCTGGTGGTAAATCCTTAAACCAATCAGGTAATACTTTTCCTGCAGGAAAGGGGTGAGGGAAAGCATCGACCACATTTTGTGGTGCATGAAACTTTATTATATTTTTCATGGTTTGCCTTTTATGTTTTCATAATAAAGGCTAGTGTAAAGTAAATCGGGGTAATAGTCAAGGCTGAACCTGATCCTGCATTACCTGTATTTCCTGACATAGTATGGGTATGATTGCCTACGTTACTTGTGTTACCAGTTACATCATGAGAGTGGTCACCTGCACCACCTGAATTACCACTTACATTGTGTGAGTGATCGCCAGCACCACCAGTATTACCACTTACGTTATGTGTGTGATTTCCTGAGTTTCCAGTGTTTGCATTGAAGTTATGGCTGTGGCTTCCTGCATTGTTTGTACTAAGGTTATGACTGTGGTTACCTGAACTATTTATATTGTTGAAGGTTCTAATATAACCAGACTGTCCAAGGTGACTTGAGAAAAATAAATTGTTGTTACTACCATTGTTAAATGCATAATTACCAGAGTGGTTGTGGCTTCCAGTATTTGATGTACTACCGTTATGGGAGTGACTACCAGAGTTTCCTGTGTTTGCGTTAAAGTTATGCGAATGATCTCCACCTGCAGCGGCTGAAAGGTTACCATCACCATGTGTGTGGTTTCCAGAGTTACCTGTAGCATAGTTACCATCACCGTGTGTGTGGTTGCCAGAGTTAGCTGTAGCTAAATTACCGTCTGCTGAGTGTGAGTGAGAACCTGCTCCTGCTGTTGCTATGTTACCAATACCATGCGAGTGGCTTGGTAAATTGTTAGTTGCCAATGTTACAGTGTTAGAACCGCCTGTGCTGTTTGTGTTTGTTGAGCCGCCACGACCTATAATAAATCTATCTGTCAAATTGGGTGTGCTATTGTTACCGTCACAAAGTACAAAACCTGATGGTATATCTCCGTTTGTGCCTGACCACATTATGATACCGCCAGACGGTACTCCGCTTGTTTCTATAGTTGTCCAACTAGGTGCAGCACTAGCACCGCCAGAAGTTAAAACCTGTCCACTAGAACCGTAGTTAGCACCAGCTACTCCTAATTGTCCAGATGACGCTACCCTGAAACGTTCACTACCTGCAGTTTCAAAAGAAATAGTATCTGCAGAGGGGAAACGTATAGCAGTATTGGTATCACCATCATGTACAATTTTATCTGGTATTGTTACATCGCTGCCAAAAGTAGCCCCTGCATTAAATGTAGCTGCACCCGCTTCTGACATATCAAGGGTAAGTGCAGTTATAGTTGAACCACCATCATCGCCTTTGAAAAGAATGTCTTTATCTTGTTGTATACTTTGAATTACAGCGTCACTTGAAGAATTTTGTATTCTTAGAAAAGTTGAGCCACCATCTTCATAATCTATAATCCCAGAATCTGAGTCAAAAAAGAGTGTACCACCCACATCTAATCTAAGGTTTCCAGCATCAGATATTGTTGAACCGTCTATAGTAATGTCATCAA